TAATAAAAAGAGAAAAGCGATTGATCCTGTTTTTAAGTTGAGAATGTATTTGCGTACCAGACTTTATCAAACTTTAAAAGGTTTAAAGAAAACATCAGCACTAAATCTGTTAGGCTGTGAAATAGAAGATTTTAAAGTTTATATAGCTAACAAATTTCTAAAAGATATGACATGGGAGAACTATGGAGAATGGGAACTAGATCACATAAAACCATTGGCTCTATTTAATCTATGTGATATAGAGGAACAAAAGAAAGCTTTTCATTTTACTAATTTTCAACCACTATGGAAGCTAGATAACAGAGCTAAAAGAGACTATATTATTCACAACTAAAGGAGCCGAAAGGAAAAAAGAAATGACACAACTTGGCGAAAAGCTAATCAAATCTGCAAAAGAAGGCAGAAAAGAAGTGAACGAAAAACTACTAGGCACAATGCGGGATATCTTCCCTCAACATGGAGTACAAATCCAAATTCAACAGGATGGTTTGGTTATTTGGATTAATATTGATGGCGTATGCGTAATGAGAATTCTAAATAATGGAATTACCATTCCGATTGAAATTTTGGATGAGAGGAAATAGAAATGATGCCTGATACTATTGAACCTGACATTCAAGAAGCAATTATAGATATTTTACCTAATGATGGCTATAAAGCATTAGAAGTAATGGCACAACTCACAGCTAATATGATACTTAGTATTAACAATGCTAATATTGATGATTACATTAAAAATTTAAAAAATCACTTAGCCTCTTATAAAGGTAACTAGTCTTGGACATACGGGACCTCAAAGCCGCTGGCGAGCACGCACAAAACTTTGGTGTTAAAGCCATTGTATATGGAGCAGCAGGCACAGGCAAAACACCAATCCTTAATACTGCTCCTAGGCCAGTGCTTCTAGCAACTGAAGCAGGCTTGCTGTCTATGCGAGGCTCAACTATCCCCACATATGAAGCTTACACTTCACAGCGAGTGGATGAATTTTTTAAATGGTTTTTTAATTCTACTGAAACCAAAAATTTTGATACGCTAGGTATTGACAGTGGAAGCCAGATTGCAGATATTTATTTACAGGCTGCATTGTCAGGCACCAGTAAGCAGGGTAATAAAAAGCACGGCATGGCTGCTTATGGTGAAATGGCAACGAACACGATGGAGCATCTAAGAACGCTCTATTACACGCGCTACAAGCATGTTTATATGATTTGCAAAGAAGAGATTGCTGATGTTGATTATCAATCTTTAAGACGTCCTTATTTTCCCGGCAAAGTATTGCCTATTGATGTTCCTCACTTATACGATTTCATTATTAGACTGGCTAAAACAAATGTGCCGGGAATAGTAGGAGAGACTTTAGCATTTCAGTGTGTGGGCAATATGAATGTGTTAGCTCGCAATCGAACTGGAAACCTTAATGAGTATGAGCCGCCTCATTTTGGAAATCTCGTAGATAAGGCTATGAATGCTCCACCAATAGGATATTAAAAGATGGATACAGTTGATAAGACTACCTTAGTTGAAACTATTATTGAGCATGTTCATAAGTATGATGAAGAAGGACGGCGAGTGCCTTTAACTGCTGATGAAGTAGTCGCGTATGCTAAAACTCTAACTAAATTTATTGAGGGTTAATAAAATGGAAACTAAAACCTGTTCATTGACTGATGATGAAATTAAATCTTTGATCATGCTTCACGGCGCTGAAATGCGAGAAGATGACATTGATGCTAGTATTGAACGAATGAATTATCTTAACAAGCGACTTAAAGCTAAGCCAAAGGATGAAAAGCCTGAGGATCAGCCTAAGGCTCAAATGTCACCAGAGGAAACAAAGGCAACTACCACATGGTAAAGAAAGCAAAGAAAACGCGAGGGCGTAAGCTTGGCGTCAAGGTTGGTCCTTACAAGATGAACCTTTCTCGATTGTACGCAGAAGTTAAAGAATTGCGTGCTGAAGTTAACAAGATGAAGAAGGTATTAAACTAATGGAAGATAAAGGACAAGAAAAGCTAGATAAGGCTACAGCCTATCTAAAATCTGATAGTCCAGAACGAATTCAAAATAACACAATGAGACATCAATATAGAGTTTTGAATGATGAAGAAAAAGCGCAAATGATGGCAATTAAAGATATGGGAGCACAGTTTGTAGGTTACTGCGATGGTATTGGGCAATCTCGCGAGCTATCGCTAGCTAAAACTAAAATCGAAGAAGCTGTTATGTGGGCAGTTAAATCTATCACCAAATAAGGATTAAAATCTAATGCAAATTCCTCAGTTTCAATTCAACGCTAATCAGTATCAGCCTAATCAAGGCTTTGGTATTCATCCGCCTGCTCAGAAAATTCCGTTTCAAATCAGCAATACTGAAATTAAAGAAAACAGTAAAAAGACTGGTCACTATCTGGAGATTGAATTTACTTCTCCTTTAGGAGTGATTATCAATCGTTACAACATCAATAATCCAGATGCTAAAACTGTTGAAATCGCATTTGGCCAGTTATCAGCACTTTGCCGCGCTATCGGTATCTATCAGATTGATGGCAGCAATGAGTGTGCTGCTTTGCGTGGTGCCAAAGGTCTGATGGACGTAGGCTATCAAAAAGGTGAAGAGCCTGATCCTGCATTTCCTGATCGCAAAGGTTATACTGAGCTTAAGCGAGTGTATGACATTAGCGGGAATGATCCTAGTAAGCCTGCTCAGGCTCAGCAGGGACAAGCAGGGGGAGGATTTGGGGGTCCGGCTCAGGCACAGCCTCAGCAGACCGCTCAGCCGCTCCAGCAGCAGCCGGGAGGGAATTGGGGGTCACAGCCCGCTGCTCCCCAGCAAGCTCCTCAGCAGCAGCCCCAGCCTCAGCAACAGGCTCCCCAGCAGGGGCCGGGCGGACAGGCATGGCAACCCGGTGGAGGAGGGCAGCAGGCTGCTCCTCCTTGGGGCAGCAGGCAGTAAGTAAACCAGTCCTATAGCTAGCACCAATACAAAAAGATAGCATAGGGCTAAACTTTGGGCTGTTAGATATTGTCTGCCCCTTCTAACAGCCCATTTTTATAGGAGCCTTTATGTCATACAATGATGACTATAGAAAAGAATGGAATGCTGAAATGAAAGAACAGCATTTAAAACAAAAATATGAGGAATATGTTAAAAACTGTCACTCTCAAATAGGTGTATTTATATCAGAATTTAGTTTTGAAGAGTGGTTAGCTAACGATCAACCTGATGGTAAATCTTAATGCTTGACCTATCCAAACAATCCGACCGAGAAAAGCTAGAAGAACTAATCAGCGATGATGTAAATAAATTTTGTGAAACTTACTATGAACAAGGTCATAGAAATCATCTTGGAGCGTCAGGGCTAGGTGAAGCTTGTTGGCGTAAGCTTTGGTATTCATTTCGTTGGGTTAAAGAGGAAAAGTTTGACGGTCGAATGATGCGCCTATTTAATGTAGGGCATTCAGCAGAACCAAGATTTGTTGCGTATCTAAAAGGAATTGGTTTTGATGTTAAAGAATTTGATAGTGACGGTAAGCAATTTCGTATCAGCGGAGCAATGGGGCATTATGGCGGTTCGCTGGATGGGATGTGTAAAGCTCCAGAGCGATATCAACTCAGCGAAGATATCATATTATCGCTCAGCTTTAAAACCAACAACACAGGATCAGGATACGAAAAAGTAAGCAAAGAAGCTCTATCCAAATCCAAGCCTATGCATTGGGCTCAGGAGTGCCAATACGGTTATAAGACTGGCATTCGCTATTGCATTTACATGATTGAAAATAAAAACGATAGTGACATTACTTTTAAAGTGATTGAGCTTGATTGGAATTATGGTGCTCAGTTAGAGAAGAAAGCTAACGAAATTATATTCTCTAAAGAACCTCCTCCTAGAATATCTGAGAACCCTGCATTGTATGATTGTAAATACTGTCACCTATCAGATATCTGCCACAAGGGAGCACAGGTTGAGAAAAATTGCAGGAGTTGCAGGAATGCTAGTCCTGTAGAAGATGCACAATGGTTCTGTTCTGCCCACAATTCTAACATTCCATCTGACTTCATCAGGAAAGGTTGCGACCTATGGCTACCGATTTAAACTGTAGAGATTGCAAATATTGGTCTGCTGATATGGATATGGATGCTTTCTGTATGCATCCAAAGGCGATTGAGGAGCGAGGCTGTTTTGGTGCTACACTAGTTGGTCTAAATAACTTTAGGCTCACAACTTGCAAATTTGATTTATTTGAATTGTATGAAAGGAAAGTAGCATGAATGTAGGAACCAAAAGCGTTTTATTTGGTGCCCACCAATTCGCTATTCATCCTTGGTTTGTAGCATGGGCTTGGTGGAAACTATACGGATTTCCTTTTGATCCTCGATTGTGGGTAGCCTTTTTTGTTCATGACATTGGCTACTTTGGAAAGCCTAATATGGATGGTCCTGAAGGTGAATTGCATCCACATACGGGGGCTAACATCATGAGAATTTTTGGTAAAAAATGGCATGATTTTAGTTTATATCATTCTCGTTTCTTAGCTAAACAGTACGGGCAACCATTCTCAAAACTATGTGTAGCTGATAAACTGGCTATTTGTTTAACTCCAGCATGGCTATATTTACCTATGGTAAATTGGACTGGAGAAATTGAAGAATACATGAAAGATGCTGTTTCAGGGCAATATGTTGGAATGAACCTTAGCACAGAAAGCCAATTGGCTTGGCACAATTCAATGAAAGAATACCTTTTAAAATGGGTAGATGAACATAAGGACATGCGACAAGATACTTGGACACCTAACAAGAAAGAGGTTTTAAACGAGCATGGTGTTTGGAAGTGATTCAACTTCGCTACTACCAGCAAGAAGCACTAGACGCTCTCTATAACTTTTTCCTTACCCATCAGACAGGCAACCCATTAATTGGGCTACCAACTGGTACAGGAAAGAGCGTGCTTCCTGCTGCGTTCATTCAAGGTGTAATGCGTCAATGGCCTAACCAACGCTTCCTTATGGCCACTCACGTTAAAGAGTTGGTATCGCAAAATGCTGAGGAACTTTTAGGATTGTGGGCAGAAGCTCCTCTAGGGATTTACTCAGCAGGCTTAAAGCAAAAGGATACTGCACACCCTATTATTTTTGGCTCAATCCAAAGCATGATTAAACATCCCGATTGGTTCGGGCATCGTGATATCGCGTTTGTAGATGAAGCTCATTTAGTCTCTGCTGAGGAGAGCAGTCAGTACCAAACTTTTTTTGCGTTTTTAAAGCTGATTAATCCAAATTTAAAAATCATCGGCATGTCAGCTACCCTGTACCGTATGGGCATGGGGATGATTACAGAAAATGGTTTATTCACTGACGTAGTGTATGATAAAACAAACCTCGAAGGCTTCAACGAGCTTCTAGCCGCTGGCTATATGGCTCCTCTGATCCCGCTTCGAACCAAGACAGAGCTAGACGTTTCTGACGTTAGCATTGTGAAAGGTGAATTTGTTTCCACTCAATTACAAGGAGCGGTAGACAAAGCAGAGATAACTTTTAAGGCGCTTCAGGAGCTTTGCCATGCTGGTCAAAATAGAAAAAGTTGGCTCTTGTTTGCGTCAGGAATTGAGCACGCTGAGCATATTGCAGAACAACTTGGAGCGTTTGGCGTTGACTGTGCCCCTGTCCATTCCAAGCGACCAAGCGAGTACAATGATGCTGCAATACGCGCGTTTAAGAGCGGTCAACTCAGAGCTATTGTTAATTATGGTAAACTTACAACAGGCTTTAATCACCCGGAAATCGACTTAATTGGAATGTTGCGTCCAACCTTAAGTGTACCTCTATGGGTGCAGATGCTAGGACGTGGCACTAGACCGGCTAAAGAGAATTGTTTGGTGTTGGACTTTGCGCGCAACACTCCCCGATTAGGCCCAATTAATGACCCTCGTATCCCGAATAAAAAGGGCGCAAGTGCTGGCGAGTTACCTGTTAAAATCTGTGAGGCTTGCGGCTGCTATAATCATCCTCGCGTCAGGTTTTGTATCAGTTGTGGGGAGGAGTTTAGCTTTGCAGTTAAAATTGTTTCCAAAGCTGGTACTGACGAATTAATTAAAGCAGCAGCTACAGAGGACTTGCCAAAAATTGAAACATTAAGTGTGATGAATGTTCACTATGAAAAATGGGATGGTAAGCTAGGCAAGCCACCAACATTAAAGGTTACCTATTATACGCCAGCTAAGTTCAATGAGTGGATTTGTCTTGAACATAACGGAATGGCTGGTAAAATGGCTAGAGACTGGTGGAGGCGGCGTCATAAGGATGAACCTCCAGCAAGCATTGATGAAGCTTTAAAATACACTTCAAATTTAAAATGTCCGCGCTTTATTCGAGTTCATGTGAATAAACGCCACCCGGAAATATTGGGAGCAGAGTTTTGAGCAAACCAGTATACTGGCACGGTGCTAATAAAATTTTAAAAGCTCCTAAAGGAACTACTGAGGAGCAAGTACAAGATTTACATGTATTTAATAATGGGGTTGTTTCTGTATCTTGCTGGAGCTTATCAGAAGAAGCTTTAAAAGAAATTATAAATACAGGTTGTATTTTTGTTAGTGTTTATAGTGGACAAACACAACCACCTATATTTATTGGTAGTCATGACGAAGTTAGGGAAGTCGTAGTTGATTATGGACCAGTTTGGAAATTAAATGTATAAACAACCTATTCCTATACTAAGAACAGAAA